ACAGTAAATCTTGATCGTGTATCACATAAGATTACTTCTCTTCAACAAGAAGGAAATAACTTTAAGGGTAGAGCACAGATACTCAATACACCAATGGGTAAGATTGCATCATCACTTATAAGTGAAGGTGTGACGCTTGGTGTTTCTTCTCGTGGTATTGGATCACTTAGAGAAGATCATACTGGAGCAAAAGTTGTTGGTGAAGACTTTATGTTGGCAACTGCTGCTGATATAGTTGCAGATCCATCTGCACCTGATGCTTTTGTGTCAGGAATTATGGAAGGAAAAGAGTGGGTTTGGGAAGGAGGAGCACTCCGTGAGCAACTTGCGTCACACACAAAAAGACGCATCAACACTCTAGTTGATCAAAAACGTTTGGAAGAGCATAAGATTGGTTTGTTCCAAAACTTCCTTTCAAATCTATAGTTTATAAATAAATATAGTCAATTACTAAAGGTATTCGGAGAATTTCAAATGTCCCGTGGAAAAAAATTACAAGAAATGGAAGTAGACGTTAAGGAATCCAACGCCGTTACTGCTGGTGCTAACTCAGGCGACAAAGCACTTCCTAAAGCAGGAAGCAATGCTGCTGGAGTTTCAACACCAGGAAATAGCGGTTCTTGGGAAGACTTAGGCGGGCCTACTCCAGAAAACTATAAGACCGATGATGAGTCGGCTAAGTTAAAGACACCTGGTGCGTCACTAAAGCAAGTTAGAGATGTAGTCAATAAAGGTGCAAAACCTGGTGATCAAACAGCAGGGACACTTAAAAAAGAAGAGTCCGAAACCGAAGGTGAAGTTGTTGCAGAAGAAGAAGTTTCTACTGAAGAAGTAGTTGCTGAATCTGAAGTAACAGAAGAGGAAGTTGTAGAAGAAGTTGACGAAGCACCTTCACAACTCCGTAAGAAAATGAAAGCAGCAATTGGCGAAGCTTCCGAAACTGAAGAAGAAGTTGTTGCAGAAGAATCTGCAGACGACGGACTTAACATCGATGCCGATGTTAGTGCTCTTCTTGGTGGTGAAGAACTTTCTGAAGAATTCCAGAAGAAAGCAAAAACCATTTTCGAAGCAGCAATTAGTTCTAAGATTTCATCAATCAAAGAACAATTAGAAGCAGACCACATCAAAGCTATTCAGGAAGAAACTGAAGCACTTAAGGGTGAACTCACAGAAAGAGTTGATGGATACCTTGAGTATGTAGCTGATGAATGGTTGCAAGAAAATCAGATCGCAGTTGATACTGGTCTTAAGGCAGAATTGTCTGAGTCCTTTATGACTGGTCTAAAAGGTCTTTTTGAAGAACATTATGTAACAATCCCTGAAGACAAATATGATGTACTTGAGAGCATGGTAAATAAACTAGATGATATGGAATTAAAACTCAACGAGCAAATCGACAAGAATGTTGCTCTAAATAAGAGACTAGCAGAATCTACATCTGATGGAATTTTTGGAGAAGTCACTGAGGGACTTGCAGTTACTCAGAAAGACAAACTAGAATCTCTTGCTGAAAGTGTTGAGTTTGAAAGTGAAGCAGATTACCGTGAGAAACTAGTAACTCTGAGAGAAGCATACTTCCCAACGAGACCAGCTAGTGCTCAAAGAGACACATCTGAGAACATCTCAGAACAAACTGTCCCTGCTACTAAAGATGTATCAGGAAGTATGGCAAATTATCTGACTGCTCTACAGAGAGTCGCTAAGAAGTAATTTCTTACTTTAAACAAAACCCTAACACTTTTAAATAAAGAGGTAAAAATCAAATGCAAATGTTCAACGCTGAACAACTGCAGGAGAAGTGGGCCCCAATTCTAAACCATGATGGATCTGAAGCAATTCAAGATTCTCATAAGAGAATGGTTACCGCAGTTCTTCTGGAGAACCAAGAAAAATTTTTAAACGAGGAACGTGCGTTCCTTAATGAAGGAGTACCAACTAACTCAGGTAACGCTGCTGGCGCATCTGGTGGTTTCGGTGGTAGTGCTGCTGGAGTATCAAATGGTGGTACACCAAATGCTGGTTTCGATCCTGTTCTAATCAGCCTAATCCGTCGTTCTATGCCTAACTTGGTCGCTTATGACCTAGCAGGTGTTCAACCAATGAACGGCCCAACAGGACTTATCTTCGCAATGCGTTCACGTTACGACAGTCAGACTGGCGACGAGACATTCTACAATGAAGTAGATACATCACATTCTGCACAGAATGATGGTGCTGATCTCACTCAAGGTCTATACACTGGCGAAGCTTCTGAAGGTGATTCTGTTGGTTTCGGTACTGCATCTAACGCCAAACAGGGTTCAAACCCAGCTGACCTAAACACATCAGGTGCTAATCAGCGTGATTTTGCAACTGGTCAAGGTATGAACACAGGTGACGCTGAAGCACTTGGTGGTGCTAGTGGCGATCACTTCAACCAGATGGCATTCTCAATCGAGAAGGTCACCGTGACTGCGAAGTCTCGTGCGTTAAAGGCAGAGTACTCACTAGAGCTTGCTCAAGACCTTAAGGCAATCCACGGTTTGAATGCAGAAGCAGAACTTGCTAACATTCTTTCTACTGAGATTCTTGCTGAAATCAACAGAGAAGTTATTCGTACTATCTACAAGGTTGCTGAAAAAGGTGCTATTGCTAACACCGCAACAGATGGTATATTTGACTTAGACGTTGACTCAAACGGAAGATGGTCAGTTGAGAAGTTCAAGGGACTTCTGTTCCAGATCGAAAGAGATGCCAACGCAATCGCACAGAGAACTCGTCGTGGAAAGGGTAACATGATCCTTTGCTCTGCTGACGTTGCTTCTGCGCTAACAATGGCAGGTGTCCTGGATTACACCCCTGCTCTTAATGCTAACCTTAATGTTGATGACACAGGCAATACATTTGCTGGTGTTCTTCAAGGTAAGTATAGAGTATACATCGACCCATATTCTGCAAACAGTGCTGATCTTCAGTATTACGTTGCAGGTTATAAGGGATCTTCTCCTTATGATGCAGGTCTGTTCTATTGCCCATACGTTCCACTACAGATGGTTCGTGCAGTTGGAGAGAACACCTTCCAGCCAAAAATTGGATTTAAGACTCGCTACGGCATGGTCGCAAACCCATTCGCTGAAGGATCTGCTAGAGGTCTTGGTCGCATTAAGACCAACTCTAACGTATACTACAGACGTGTACAAGTTAAGAACCTTATGTAAGCGAGTTGCTTATATACTTTACAGAGACTCTCCTTCGGGAGGGTCTTTTTTTTATCTAAATAACTAAATGGAGACCTGTAGAACTAATGGCAGAATTTTGGGGATCACAAATATCGAATAGAAACTTCTTATCTCCTGTAGGATTTAAGTTCTCTATTACAAGAATACCAAAGGCAGATTTCTTTGCCAACCAAGCAAACATACCTGGTATTGATTTGGGATTTGCAGTACAACCAACGTACTTGAAAGATCTTCCATTGTCTGGTGACAAATTAACTTATAGTGATTTTAATTTAAGATTTCTTATTGATGAAAATATGGAGAACTATCTTGAAGTTCATAAATGGTTGAGAGGACTTGGATATCCAGAGAATGTTGGAGAATTTGCAGAAATGCAAGCAAATGATCCATCTGGGGAAGGACTTATAACTTCTGATGCTACTCTTTTAATATATAATAGTACTTTTAATGTTAATACAAAAGTTCATTTTAAAGATATATTTCCTGTCAGTTTATCACCTGTTGAGTTTGATGCAACTATGACAGACGTTGATTATGTTACGGCCGAGGTCGTTTTTAAGTATTCTATATATGATATAGAAGTGATGTAATTTTTGTTTTTTTATGAACCTTGATGAAATTCAGTCGTTATGGAGTGAGGATTCAAAGTTAGACCCAGATAATTTACATACTGAGTCTACTAATATTCCAGCACTACATGCAAAATATTATAGGATCTTAAATCGAATACTTCTCCTTAAAAAAACAGAGGAGAATAAATTCAAAGTACTTAAGAAAGAGAAATGGCAATACTACACTGGTAAAGCAGATCCTCAAGTCTACATTGATAAACCTTTT